GTCCGGGTCAGACATCTTTTGCCTGATAAAGGAAGACAACAAATTATCTTGACCTCTTAGTGTCGCCTGGTCGTGCTGATCTCTTTGTTCAATAGCAATATTCCAAGCCTGGTCGCCGAGCTGCGAGAGTACTTGACCTCTTTGTATATTAGCCTGGGCGATAGAAGAACCAAACGCTTCAGGTAGAGTTTGTATTTGTTGTTGGCCGCCACCGACAGCGGATGATCTTTTTTGGCCTATTTCGTATTGTGGAACCGTTGCCATTGTTACTCCTTAAATATTAACTTCTACTGTAGTCATACCACTTACTAGCCACCGAACCCATACCCTGCAACAAAGATGTTCTGGCGGCGATATTGCCTGCCTTGATAGCATTGTTTGCTGCTAGTAGTTTCATTTCTTTGTCAGCACCGATATTTGAAGCTCTGACGTTGTGTTCGTATTCCTCTCGCTCTGCATTCGACCTGATTGTAAGGGCGTCTAGCTCACCCAGCTCCGCTGTATCACCAAGAATATCTATCGCACTACCACTATCAACTACACGTCCTTGTGATGCTATAACTGCTCTTTGTCTGCCTTTTAATTGCGAGACCTTGATTCTATGAACATCCTCTTCAACTTTACCGCGAGCTATTGCGTCTGAAGCTTTCCATTCCTCAACCTCTTTGTTGTTTTGATCAACCTCGGCCTGATAGCGATACTCAGTAGCTCTTGATTCTGCCGCTTGTTGTTGTCCTTGTGCCTGTGATTGAGCGCCTGCCATAGTGCCAGCCATACCAAGGAATAGAGCAAATATCGGGGTACACATACTAATTCTCCATCGTAAATTTATGGAAAGGTTCACCATTCACTCCATAAGGAATGGCCTCTTCCACTTTAAAACCTAACCACTTGAGCCATTTGATACTGAGGGTATTTCTGGCATCAACGTAATTCTCTAAATAGTTGTAATCTTTTTTAATATCTTCGAGCCAGGGCCTGGAACGCTTTAAAAATATTTTCTGTCTCTTCTTGATCAAATCGGTTCCCAACATCCAGGGGGTTCCTTTCTTACTTATCAATGAGATTGGACATACTCCCCACATACACACTAATGCACCATCTACCAGACCGGTTTTGGCATAGCTTGATAATGTCACCGAACTGGAGACTGCATTTCTAATACCCATCCTGGTAGCGGCATTGACCTCGACCTTGTCGGCCTCTCTCATGTTCCTCACTAGCGCCTCGATGTCGCCCTCCTCAACGTCTCTAATTTCAACTTTAGCCGCCAATTGTAATCTCCGGTATAACTGCCAATAATGTCATTGGTAAAGGATCGTCCTGGCGATAGAACAAAGACCCTGAATTCGACCATTTAGCAGGTACTGTGACCTTAATATCGCCTGTTTTCATAGTAGTCGGCTCACCATAAGCTTCATATGCCCTTTGTTTGAATTCGGTGAGATTGTCTTCATCGAATCCGACCTTACCTCCTCTGGATGATTCAACTCTCAAAGTGACTGATGAAATACTTTTGGTCTTGCCCTGTGTGGTTGGTTGTCCAAGCTCCAGATTAAGGGTCTCGATGTCTGCCTGAATTGGTAGGCCGATATGAATCTTGGTGGCTGGATTAGAGATCGTCAAAGAACCAGATGCAATAGTTTTCTGCGTATCGACATTACCATCCGCCAGTATCGACACAGTCTTACCTTCGAGATGATCTAGTCCTGATATTTCATCGACCCCTTTAGCCCAACTAGTAGTGGCTACACTCCTGAATGCCGTGGGCACGTCCCTGCCTGCCGTGACACTGACAACAGTGCCGCTGGTATATGCTGTTACTGTACAAAGCACTGTTTCTTCCCCTATGGTCAACACAAAGGTATTGCCAACATCGCCAGAGACGAAGGTTGAGCTGCTTGCCGTTAGAGTTAGTGTTTCGCCGTGCTCCCAGGTTGTTCCACCAGAAATAGTCATTGAGGTCGAACCTGTATGAGTGCCATCGTATGAAAGTCCTGAATCGACAAAGAAGGCATCTGCCACATCCGTAAAGATTCTGGTGTTGAGTCTTTCTATATAGCGTTTGGTTACCCCTCCAATTGTTCTATTGACCACAAAATAGGTGGCATCCTCGTCTCCTTCCGCTATCGAACAAACACTCTCAAAAGTACCGTCAGTGTCATGTCTTGACCAACCCCAAACTTCATGCTCTCTCATATATGTAAGAGCTGCCAAAGTTCCATCACTTAGCACCACCCAGACAAGTGAATGTGGAGCCTGGGAGAATGCCCATTCAACCACCGTCTTGCCAGCAAATAGATGCTTCGCTAGTACCGTCAGGTCACTACCAGTATAAGATTCAGATTCCAGTGCGAAGGAAAGGTCACGGATAATCGAACCTTTCGACTGAATATAAAGGATCGTATTACCGATAACCAATGGTGGTGCATTGGCGCTACCTCGATAGCCCTGTGGTTTGAGTTGGATTGAAGAGGGCGTAATAACGCCATCATTAGAAGTCATCAACCACTCACCACCGGAGGTTAACACGATCATATCGGATAGCGGTACCAGGTGCCTGACCTCATTAACTTGCGAGGAGGCAATAGTAAAGGTTACCGCGTCATCATCCCTTAGAGGTTCCGAGACATTGAAATTGTGATAGTTACCGGTTTGACTCATATTGACTTGCTGTGGATCATTGTTGGTCTGACCGAACACTAATCTTTGTTGGTAGTAGTTAACCGTTGCCGGGTATTCATCGGTAGTATTGAATATTGTCCTGGCGGTTGCCGGAGTGTCATTTGAATCCGGCTCGATATTGTCATCCTTGAATGTAGTCGAGGTGGAACGCCCAATAAAACCATAGACTCCTCCAGCCGTCTTATAGACGTTGTAAGAATCTGCTGCTGCTACTGAACCCCAGGTAATCGTATTGGTAATCGTGGAAGTTAGATTGTTGTTGGTTATCGAGGTCGAACTAGAGGCCACGCTCTCTGCACCATTTTCTGTGTCCACCGCAGTGACAACATATGAATAAGAGGTATCTGGCTCTCCAGAGTCATAGTTCTGCCTAGTAGAGGCGACACTTCCGGGGGCACTTATTGTAGTGCCAAAAGTGATGGAGGTCAGAGTCCAAGAGGTATGTGAAGTTCTCTTGAGTTCCTTCGGAGGGTATGAAGGATGGCAGATAGTCATCACATCCGCACTCTGAGTAAAGTTAAGTGCTGCCAACTCAGTATGTGCGTAGGGGGTTGTGATCTCTACCGGTGAACCACCTGATTCTACTTGCCCTCCATCTTTAATCACCCTCATCTTGAGGTCACCGAACTCCAGCACATAGGTCTGTTCGGTATTGAATTCAAAAGGTATAAGTCTAGTAGTCTTACTCGAGTCCTCGGTCTCGCAGATGTATTTGGTGCCAGCTCTATTAGTCACTCCACCATGTGGCTGGACAATAAAGTTTCTACAGGTCTTGAGACCGACAGCGTATTTGGCGAGATCAACTCTAGCGTGTAATGAGGGGGCTAGTTCTCCGCCAGAGAAAGAAGGTTGAATCGTATGGATAGGCATATTAGCTACGCCCTGTTATCCAAACGGCCTCTTGATTTCTATCGATTTGAGACTCGTTAGCATTGAATGTCTGAGCCTCGCTAATTGTTGTCTGATACATCAGATGGGCGGTTTTCATTCGTTTTTCGTCCCTGGTCAGCGGCATAGCTATTTCACTAGCCAATCGCCAAGCCAGAGCAACTATAAACAAGGAATCGAACACCAGTGTGTTGGTTACCTTGTAGGTATAGATTAAGGTTGCTGATTCCTGATCGGTGAGAATGACTTTTGCGTTATAGGCATCCCCCAAAGCTATCTCAAAATCAATTGGGTCGCCACCGGACGTTGTCTGTAGTATCTCCCTTGCATAAAGACAATCATTCGGATAACTATACCTATAAGACCAGTTACCGGGTGGGTCGCCGACATCAGAAAGTGCCAGGTGACGAGTAGCAAATCCCCAAGGATAA